GTCCGCGCTCCTATGGCCATCCCACAGGAGCGCCGGCCGAGGGCGTCCTGCCAGGCCTCGGGCCGGTCCGCCGCCCGTGCCCGCGGCCGTGCCCGCCGGCTCCGCCCACCCCGACCAGGCGCGCCGGTCGGCAGCCCCAGACCCCTCGAGCGACACGTTGATTCCAGGGGATTTATCTTTCTTGCCAGAATGGGATAAGCGTTTTCGCACATTTTCCGCGGTTTTCGCGCGGGGCTCGCGCGCGGGGCGTACGGCGTAGGCCTCGGGGGTTCGGGGCCCGCGCGCAGGGCGTAGGGGTTGCTGTAGGCCCGCGGGGCGAAGGGGTAGGGCGTAGGGGGCCCCCCGGGGCAACGCGCCCGCGGCGAGCGCCTCGGCGCTAGTTCTCCCCCCACGAAAATCAACAACATACACCAGGCACAAGTGCAAAAGCTCAAAATTGAAATAAAAAATAACACATTTAGTCACCGGTGGTATTTAGCAATTAGACCTGGACATTGTGCAATTCTATGTCGTTGAAACAAAAGGATATTGCGCCAAGTCATCGTGATATCTCTGCAATTATTTATCCCTTTAGAATCAACAAAAATGTTCAAAAATTGCTCTGAGGGCCCCTTGGAAGACCCGGGGGGGTGTAGAAAGGTAGAAATCGGTAAAGCCTGCTATCTTATTTGTATGTATGTATGTATGTATATGATATATAAGGGAGTGCACAAAGACACCCAGATCCCCCTGGAGCCTCTCACTTCCGCCCACGCGGTTCTACACCCCCGCAGGGAACGGGGTCCTACAATCGTTTGCCACCGACCAAAGCTGGGGCGCGATATATTTTAGTTGGAAAAAGCACCTAAATTTGAGGCGTACACTCAGGCCTGGTGCTGGGCTGTGACGCGGGCCAGGGCGCGTTTGAGGTCGTCGAGCGAGCGGACGACCGCCACTATGGCACCGGCGGCGGCCCACTCTTGGAGCCGTAACTCCTGCAATGGCGTTGGGTTAGCTCCATGCTGCTTGAGCTCCAGCTCGAAATGTACTCCGCGCCACAGTCCCGTGATATCGGGGTCTCCGGCAACCGCTCCCGCGGTGCCCGGCCGCTTCCGAAATATAAGGCTGGAATCGGCAGCTCGGAGCAATTTTAGGTGGCGCAGGACGGAGGCCTGCAGATGGCGCTCGAGCGCTGGCATTTGTCAGGGCTCCAGCAGGCCGCTGGCGTCGCAGGGAATGACCAGAAAGCCCTCGGCTTCGAGGATCGCGCGCGCGTTCTCGCGGGCGGGGGTGACCAGGGCCAGGTGGCACGATGGGCTCCGCTGGCCCAGGGGCCGCGCCAGCTCGGCCTCGTACAGGCGCATCTCCCGTAAGAGCGCGGTGAGCGGAGGCAGGCTCAGCTTGATCTTGAAGTAGTATTCGTGGTGAACGGTCGAGATGTCCCGGTAGACGGCGGGGTTTCGGTGCGGGGTGACACGTCGGATACACACATGGAAACCGGGCTTGTCCCACTCGGTGCGCACATAAAGGTCGATGAAGCCGGCCGCGCCGCGGCCGACGGGCCGCTGGGCCTGCTGCTGGACGATGCGCTCGGGCGGGGCCGGAAAGGGCTCTACGGGATTGCGCAGTTGGTTTTCAATAGAGTGCAGGTCCTCCCGCACTTGCACGAGTTCGCCCGACCTGTTGTCGTCCGCGACGAGCTGTCGTTCTTTTTCGCGCAGGGATGCGGCGGCCTCGGTGAGCCTGTCGCGGAATTCCGGCCAGAGATCGACGGGTAGCCGGCGCGCCCGCATCCAGTCGATGACGGTGAGCGCGTTGGCTCTCAGCCAGATGAGCATCTGGTCGTGTTCCGGGGGGATGCTTTCTTTTCTCACAGGTTCATCCTCGCAATGCTCGGATCCCAGTCCCAGCCGCTCTCTTTTTTGCCACCCTCGGTCGTGACGGCGTCGGTCTTTTTCAGGATGCCGGCTCGGGTCAGCTTGCGCAGGTAGTTGTAGCCGGTGCTGGTGGCCCAGCCGGTTTTGCTGGTGACATCCTTGATCGTGAAAGCCACGCCGCGGAACTGGTCGTGCAATAGTTTGAGCTCCGGGTAGAGCGAAGCTACGGGCCCCTCGTAGATCAGGTCGAAATCGAGCGAAGCCTCGCGGAAGCGCAGCACCATGGTCTTGCCGGCCAGGTGGCGGCCGCGGATCTGCACCAGGCGCGCTCCGTCGCCTTCATCCAGGTCGTCGAAGCGGGACAGGCGGATCAGGGTGTCGACCGCGGCACCGACGGCGAAAGAACCGGCCGTGCGGCTCGACCAGTCCAGATGGGCCGAGCTCTTACTGTCATGGTGAATTAGGACGATGGCGATACGGAGCTCACTGGCTAGGTCGGCCAGCAGCGTCATCTCGTGCGCCTCGAGCTTAACCACGTCTTGGCCCGAGCGCAGGCCGCGCAGGGCGGTGTAGCTATCGAGCACGACTACGCCGATCGAGTACTGCTCGATCTGTGCTTTGAGCCAGGGCAAGAAGAGCGGGTCGCTGAGGGTCAGCATCGGCTTGGGACGGGAGCAGAAATAGAGGGGCCCCTCGTCGACAGCGGGCTGGTTGTCGCGCCCGGGGTAGCGCTCTACAAATGCTTTGAGGGCCGCATCGCCCTGTGGGTCGTCCCACTCGAGAATCAGCACGCCGAGCTGTTTGGTGGTCGAGAAGTAATCGAACAGGGGGCGTCGGCTAGCTACGGAGAAGGCCAGCTGTACGCTGAAGATGGTTTTGCCTGCCTTAGGCGCGGCCGAGACCAGCGTCAGCCCGGGCGAGAGCAGGATACCGTCGACGATGGGCTCGGATATAGGTAGGATGCGGTTCCGTAGTTCTTTTAGTTTTTCGGGAGTCGGCAGCACGACGCGCGGCCGTTCGGCCGTACGGGAGCGGTCTCCCCGCTCGAGACCCAGCCACTCCACGAGGCGCCCGAAGACGCGGCTGTCCAGCATCTCTTCCAGTTTGCCCAGCCCGGTGATCTCGTGACCGTCGTCGTAGCGCTGGTAGGTGGACTCGGCCTCCTTCTCGGCGGCGCCAAAGGCGGCCTGCGGCCCCCACAGCACGCGGTAGATCGCTCGCAGCATTTTTCGGGCATGCTCCAGCGGCCACTTGGCGTGGGCCAGCGCGCCCGCAATCGCCAAAAAGAAATCGTGGCGGGCGCCGGCGGCGGGGGCGTGCCGGGCGAGCATGGCGCAGGCGGCGATGCGGTGGGCGGAGGTGATCAGGTCGGCGCGAGCGACGACCGAAGGCGCTCCTGCCCCCCGGTAATCGAACTCGATCGCCTCGCCCGTCTCGGCATGGGTCGAGGGCGGCACCACGGTCTGCATGCCGATCGATCCGTCTCGCTTGAGTGAGCGCAGCTCGAGCAGCGTGCCCTTTTGCTCGGTGGCGGCCGCGGGGTCGGTCAGACGCTCACTGAGCAGCTCGCCTTCAGTGACGATGTAGAACCAGTGACTGCGCGGCTTCGAGCGGCGACCAAACACCATGTTGGTTGGGAGTGCGAACTGCGGCGCGACCACGAGCGTCTCGGGGGCGTCGAGGTCGAGGTCAGTCAGGCCGCCCGGGCCGAGCACGGCCCCGATATTCTGCCTGTCGCCGTTGAAATAGCGCGCGAAATCCTCGCGCGCTATTTCCAGGTGGGGCCAGTCTTCGATCACTGGCCGCTTGGAGCGATAAGGCAGCGGGATAACCCGGATGTTGAGGTCGTGATAGTGATGGGCGGCCTCGAGTGTCGTCATTCGGAATAGGGTTCAGGCTCCTCGCTCGCGACGACTTCGTAGCTGGTAGCATCCACCACCGCCGGCTTGAGCAGGGCCTTCATCATGCGGTGGTAGGGCTCGAAAGTTTTCTGGGCCAGCGGGTCGAGTGGCTTGCCCTTCTTGAACACGATGCGGCCGTAGGCGACGCCGCCGGCTGATTGGGCTCGCTCGACTGAGAGCCGGGTGGTCGCGGCCGCCAGCGCGCTGCCCGAGGCTAAGAGCGAGAGCGTGTAGTGCTGCCAGGCTTTGCCTGAGGTGGGGGGCACGGTGAGCAGGTGCGGCAGCATGGAGCCGGGTAAGAGGAACAGCACCTGCTGCACCTGCTTGCAGGCCTGGCCGGGCCCGGGCGTGCCGTCGGCCGCGACCGCGGTGCCGAACTGCGAGTAGGGGCACACGGCGCACTCGCCGCCCGGGTCGCCGATGCCGACGAAACCGTCCGCAGAGGTGCAGTCGGGCGGCTTCTTGCCGCCACTCCCGCCGCCCGCCCCATAAGGCGTGCGCCAGAAAACCCGCGTGGTGCGGGCCGCGGTGACTACACCTTCAAGCTCACGCGGCGTCTCCTCGCCCGAGGCGGTCTCGACGCGAAAGGCCTGCACTCCGCCCGCCATCACGCGAATGCGCGGCAGGTTGAGTACAGAGAAGCTCTGGCCCATGACGTTCTCTTCAATCAGCGCCAGCACGTTCTGCATCTGTTGCTGCTCGAGCAGCGGGTAGTCAGCGTCCCCGCCGCGGATTACTTCCATGGATTGTTCTGTGCTCATCGTTATTTGGTCCTCTGTTTGGTGATTTGCAATCGATAGCTTGGCTTGACCACGAGCACGCCCGTGAGCTCGGCCGGTAACAGCGGCGCGTCCTCGCCGACCAGCGCTTGGTGGTCCTCGAGCTCACGTACGTACGTCGTGAGAGAGCGGACAGAATAGTTGGGCTTGACGAAGTGCGCCCACTCGGAGCCCGCCCGCTCGAGCGCGCTGCATACCTCTTCGCGGGTGACGCCCTCGGCTGGATACACCCAGGGGTCGCGATAAGGCGCCAGGCGGTAACCCCCGAGCTGGACCGACTGGTAGCCGCCCTCCCCCAGGTACTGGAGCAGCTGCGGCTCGAGCGAGCGCAGCTCGTTTTCCAATTCTTTGAGGCGTGCGGCCAGCTCGCGCTTCTCGAGTGTGAGCTGGACGAAATGACGGAAGCCGCGGTACTCCGGGCTATCCAGTTCCGGTGCGGGCATGAGTGCTCCTCTGTTTGGTTTTGAGTTCGTCGAGTGTGGCCTGGATGAGCTCCTGGCGCGCCAGTACAGCGCGCAGGATGTACTCATCCACGGAATTGCGGATCTGCAGGTGGTAAAAGACGCAGGGTCGCTGCTGCGGCGGACGGTGGATGCGGGCTCGCGACTGCAGGTAGTCCGCGAGGGAAAAGCCGATCGAGTAGTAGACCGCGATGCGCGCCCGCGTCAGGTCGATACCGACGCCGCCCGCCTGCATCTGCACCGCGAGCACGACGGGGTCGCGTTGGTCGCCGCGCTGCCAGCGCGCCAGGTCGTCGTTGTGCTCGCCCGAGAGTTCACCCGACCGACGCTCGAGTTGGGCAGCGGCGCGCCGGATGGCCGCGAGGTCACTGCGGAAGCGCGCGAAAACGACGACGGGCTCGTGTGGGTCGAGGTCCTCGAGAAAATCGGCGAGCAGCTGCTCCTTGGCGTGGTCGACGAGGTGGTCGCGCCCCTGCTCGTCCCGCACGGTGCCGCCCGTGATCTGCTCCAGGCGCAGCAGCCGCACCATGGCGTTGGCGGCTGAGACCGGGATGCCGGCGGCCTCGGTGGTGTGGATCCAGGCGACCATCTCCTCTTCCATCTCGCGGTAGAGGCGCTGGCCGGCCGGGTCGAGTGAAGTCGAGAGCACCTCGTCGAGCGCGGCCGGCAGGTCGAGCACGTCCTCGTTGACGCGGAAAGCCAGCTGGCGAAATTTGTCATGGAGCTGGTCGAGGTCCTTCCACTTCACGACCTGTTTGTTGAAGTAGCCGCCCATGACCGCATGCCGGCGCTTGAAGCTGCCGAAAGACGGGTCCAGAAAACCGGGCTGCAAGAAGCGGAACTGCGCCCAGATATCGGTGGGCTCGTGCGCCATGGGGGTGCCGGTGAGCGCCAGCCGGTAGTGGGCGCGCAGCCCGAGCTGCGCGCACCAGCGCGAATTGCGGCCGCCAGGAGCCTTGACCCGGTGCGATTCATCGAGGATAACCAGGTCCCAAATTTGGTTGAGCGCCCAGCTGGCGAAAGGCTCTGTGCGCGCGGAGTCGTAATTGATAGCGATGACGACCGACTGGCCCCGCTCGAGAGCCAGGCGTGCCATGTCGGTTTTTCGCCTCACGTTGTGGCATCGCTCATCTAGCGGCAGAAACTCATAATCCCTGCTGGCGAAGCGGGCGAACTGACTACGCCAGACCTCTACTACCCGTAAGGGGCACACGATCAGGACGCGACGTGCACCCGCGTCGTCAGTCAGTTTGACGGCAACGCGCGACTTACCCGAGCCCATGACCATGGCCAGCATGGCCCCGCGGCGGCCGCTTTTCCACAGCGCCCGGACGAATTCCACAGCTTGCACCTGGTGGGTCCAGAGCGGCTCTAGTACGGACGTCACCCCTGGCTCTCCCGCTTGGCCAGGACCTCCGCCAGGCTGATTTCCATCAATATTTCAAGGTCTTGCGGGCGCCGCGGGGGTTGGGGTACCCGCGCGTAATAGGCCAGGGTACGCAGGACCGTACCAAGTTTGTCCGGGGCCCGAAAGCGTTTACTTAGGTACTGCAGCCGCGGAAAACCTGTAGATTTAATTTGATTTTGCTTTACACTAAAATTCGAATCTTTGGCTTTACCGTATTGCCACATAGATTCAATCCGAGGCCGGGGGCTGGTCGCAACAGCTCCCGGTCATTAATTGAGTTGCAACAGACCACATGATTGTCGACCCACAGACGAATAGCAGTCAAGAGCTAAATTTGCATTTCGATTTAGCGGATAGCGGAGAGCACCGCATGAAAAAACGGAGCAAGGGACCATCGGCCACGGGTGCTACACCGGGCAAGGAGGCCCTTGTCTTAAAGCGCAAAACCCGTCGTGGTCGCAAAAAAGAAAAGATCCAGATTAGTGTACGGATCGATAAAGCCTCCATGGATCTGGCATATGACACGGTCAAGGAAACTGGTATCCGCATCACAGATTTGCTCGAGCGGGGACTGATCCTGGCCATTCGAGAGACCAAGCAAGTGCCGCCCGGAGACCCTACTGGGCTGCGTTTCCTCTGGGAGCACGTGGGAGCCCTGCTCACGCGGCGCCTGGTCAATACCGTTGCCCTGCAGCACATTACCAACGTGCGCCCTTTGACTGGCCTGGAGAAGGCCTACCGCGATTTTTGGCTCCGGGGAATCGATTCCCTGCCGGAATGGGAGGGCTATCAGGAAGCCCTGGCCAGCGCAGCCCCGGAGCGGGAGACGGCCGCGGCCTCGTAGCCACGCAATACAGAATCTTCCAGCCGGTTCAATTCGTATATAATCGCCACAAATGCTGGCCAGACAACGGCGTGGCGAGAAAGTGCGCAAGACCCTCCATGAGTTCAAGGAGGGGACGCTCCACTCCGGCTCCGCTAAGGGGCCGGTAGTCAAAAACCGTAAGCAGGCCGTCGCGATCGCCCTGAATCAGGCGCGAAAGGCGAAGTAATGGGCAGCGCGGCGCTCACCTGGCCCGTCTTCGACGTGGCGGAGCTGGCGGAAGAGGCGGCCGAGCAGGCCGGCATCGAATTTCGCTCGGGCTACGCCCTGCGCACGGCGCGCCGCTCGCTCGAGCTGTTGTCGATCGAGTGGGCCAACCGCGGCCTCAATCTGTGGACCATCGAAGGTCCGCTCACCATCAATCTGCAGCCGGACGTGTGGCAGTACGGTCTGCCCGAGGACACCGTCGACCTGGTCGAGCATGCGGTGCGCGCGTGGACCGGCGGAGTCGGCACCGGTACCTATACGGACCGGCCGCTCGGCCGCGTCACTATGTCCGAGTACGCGGCCATCCCCAACAAGACCACCCCGGGGCAACCCTCACTCATTCATATCCGCCGGCAGATCAAGCCGTACGTGCTGCTGTGGATGGTGCCCGACGACTTCAGCTCGCAGCTGGTCGCCTGGCGCCTGCGCCGCATGAAGTCGGTCGGCTCTGGCGGTGAGGGTGTGCCCGAGATCCCCTGGCGCTTTGTGCCGGCCATGACTGCAGGCCTGGCTTACTACCTCGCGCTCAAGTCGAAAGATCAGGCCGTCTTCGCACGTGCGCAGGTGCTCAAGGCTGTGTACGAGGAGCAGTTCCAGCTGGCCAGCGACGAGGATCGCGATCGGGCGACGTTCCGCTTTGTGCCAGGGGGCTACGAGAGCTTGTGATATGGCGCGGTCACAGACATTCGCGAGCGGCAAATACGCCTGGGGGCTATGTGATGTATGTGGTCAGCGCTATCGGCTGCGCACGCTCCGGGGGACCACGATACGCGGGCTATCGACGGGCACACTCGCTTGTCCTCGCTGTTGGGATGCGGACCACCCGCAGAATTCTTTGGATCGTTATGTCGTGGCCGATGCGCAGGCGCTACGCATCGCACGACCGGACGCGGGCCTGGAGGAGTCGCGACGCCTCTACCCGCCGGGCAATTGGATTGATGGCAGGCCACCTACGCCGGCTGAACAGGCGGCGCTGATGGCGCAAAAAATCGAGGAGTGCGGATCATGAGAATGCGTGGAACACGTCGATTTCAGGCAGGTGGTGTAGCGGACGGGTTGGGACTGAGCGCGCCAGCGGCACAGGCACTGGCGGCGCGGCAGGCGGCACTGCCCGCGGCGCCTCCGCCAGCGCCTCCGCCTGCGGCGCCGGTGACCGGCGCTTCGGGCGCCATGAGTACGCTGCCGGCCGGCGGCGCGGGCCTCTCAGCCTTCACTGCGGGTGCGCCCGGCAATTCACTGGGCGCCGCTCCCGGGCTGAACCCGGACGCGATCGCGCAGGCGCTGATGATGCGGCGCTCGACGGCTGGCGGTCCGCCGGCCGCGGGCGGCCCCGCGGGCGCGCCCATGTCGGCCTGGCCGGCACTGCGTGGTGCGCCTCCGGCTGCACCCGCCACGCCGGCGCCGCCTGTGTCCGGTCCGGCGGCCGTCGGTGCTGCGGATGCGACTCCGGCTCCGCCCCCTGCTGCAGCTACTGCGGCTGCGGCCGCGGAAGCGATGCGCAATGCGAACGGCGGCAGGCCGATGCCGAACGTGACTCCGCAGTTCGCTGAGGGCGGACCGGTCGACGCGTCCAAGCTGAAGCCGCGCAAGGCGCGGCAGTGGGGTCTGCAGAAGGTGGCTGAAGAGGTCCCGCCGGCGCCTGAGAAAAAAGCCAAAGGCGGTGCAGTCAAGCGCAAGCCAAAAGCGGTGAAGCGGGTCGCGCCGGCTGAGCCTCCACCGCCACCGCCCGAGGCGCCGGTGGGGCCACCGCCTGTAGTCGCAGCGGTGCCGCCGGCCATGAAGAAGGGCGGTAAGGTCAAGAAGGTCAAGAAGGCCAAAGGCGGCGCCTGTAAAAAGATGGCGGCCGGCGGCGCAGCCAAAGAGCGTAAGGGCTACCCCGACACGACGGCTCCCCAAAAATTAGCCAAGGGCGGCTCGGTGCGCGGCTGCGGCGTGGCCACCAGGGGGACCGGCTTCAGCGGGATCTACTGATGAACTACGTGCAGCTCAGGGCCGCGATTCAGAACTACGCGCAGGATTTCGAAGCTACGTTCGTCGAGAACGTGGATCTCTTCATCCGGCTGGCTGAATCGCGCATCCTGCTGCGCGTGCGTCTGCCCCGCTTTCGCAAAGACGTGACGGCCACGACCATTGCCGGTGACCCGCTGCTCGCGGTGCCGACTGATTTTCTGGCGCCTGATTCACTTGCGCTGGTCACGGCCGGCGGCCTGGTGTTTCCGCAGAACAAAGACCCGGAGTTTCTGGATGAGTGCTTCCCGGATCCGACCTACACCGCCACACCGCGCTACTACGCCTACCTCAACGAGTCGTCGTTGAAGCTGGGCCCGGCGCCTGACTTACCGTACGTCGTGCGCATGGGTTATTTCTATCAGCCGCCCTCGATCGTGGAGACCGGCTCGAGCTGGCTGGGCGATTACTTCGCGCATGCGCTGGTCACTGGCTCATTAGTTGAAGCCGCTCAGTACATGAAGAGCGAGGACTCACTCTTCACGCGCTACGACCAGGCCTTCGAGAAGGACCTGGCCATGGATAAGGAGTACGCCAAGGGCCGCACCAAGAGAGACACGTATCAGGAGCCAGACACGAGGGTCCCGGCATGATTCACGGGTCGGGTCTGTGCTCTTCCTTCAAATGTCAGGTGCTGCGCGGCCAGCATCACCTGGATACGGACCAGGTGTTCATGGCGCTCTATGTGGCCGCGGCGCCGCTGGATCTGGATGCGACCACGACTTACATTACGACCGGCGAAGTCTCGGGCCAGGGCTACACGGCCCGCGGGCAGATGCTGACGAACGTGCAGGTGCTGGGCCCGATGGCGCGGGCGGCCTATCTGACCTGGGATGATCCGATCTGGCTGGGCTCATTCCTGACCGCACGGGGCGCGCTGATCTATAACCACACCTTTGCGGACGCCGCGATCGCGATCCTCGATTTCGGCACGGACAAATCTTCGAACCAGGGCGCGTTCAGGGTTAAGTTGCCGCCGCCGGGCCCCTCGACGGCGGTCGTGAGGCTGTTATGACACCTGCGCAGGATGTAATCGTGAGCGTGTACACGCCGCCGCTGACTCTGTCGATCGGCTACGTGACTGTCGACGGGTTCTGGCATGGCGAGTTGACGGCCCCTTACGCCTGGCGTGAGACGCGCCGGCCGGCGACGAAATGGGATCCGCCAGCCAAGCCTTCACGCGTGGATTGGGGGACCTGATGCCGTCGACCTATACCCAGAACCTCGGGCTCGAGAAGCCCGCCACGGGCGAGCAGGCCGGCGTCTGGGGCACGACGGCGAACACGAGCTATGACGGCATCGACACTGCCACCGACGGCAACCTGAAGATCGCGCTGTCGGCCTCCGCGTACAACTTAAACACGGCCAATGGAGCGCCCAGCCAGGGCCGCAATAAAGTCGTCGCCTGGTCGGGCGCGCTGACGCAGAACGCGACTGTCAATATCACGCCCAACACCGCGCAGAAGCTCTACCTGATGACGAACAACACCACGGGTGGTTTCTCGATTGTGTTCAAGCAAGGCTCAGGCGGCGCGTTCACGCTGCAACCCGGCTACTCGGCCTGGCTCTATGCCGACGGCGCCGGCAACACCGCGCTGGTCGATGCGGCGCTCAAGAATCCGCAATTCGGCAATGTCTTGGTGACCGGCAATCTAACCCTCAACGGCTCACTGGTCTCGACCGCGGCGCAGGTTTTTTCACAGCCTGTGACGTTCAACGCCGCGGTGGCGCTGAACGGTCCGACCACAGCTACGGGCCTGGTCATCAACACCACTGGGTATGCGGCCGCGCCCTACGACATCTACTACCGCAGCGGCGCCGGCACTGTGGTGCCGCTGCCGGTGGGTTCGCCGGCCCAGGTGCTGCAGGTGCAGAGTAACGGCTCGATTGCCTGGGCGACAGTGCAGCTCTCGATCGGCTCTGTAGTCGCCGGCGCCACTCCGTATGCAGTCTACTACTCGTCTGGCGCGAACCTGTTGGCGCAATCGGCGTTGGTGAACATCAATCCGGCCGCGGGCCTGGGGATCGGACTGGTGCCGAGCCATTCGCTGCACCTCGGCTACGGCGCCA